AATACTTACATTACGGTCAATGGTGCAATTGATCCCGAAGCCGTATCACGACAACTCATTACGATTCTCAATGAATCCGAAGCCCGCGGCACGGTAGGAGCTGGCGGCTTAAGATTTAGCACGCAGGTGTCATGAGCGTTTGGACACCTGAGTGGCGCATAAAAATTCAGGGCGTCGAATACACAAATCTCGTTTTGTCGAATCTCACGATCTCATCGGGTCGAACAGATATTTATCAGCAACCCGTTGCGGGATATTGTCGGCTTCAAGTCAAAAACAATGATTTGAGCAATATCAATTTTGACATCAATGACGGTTTGACCGTCGAAGTCAAGAATGATGCTGGCACATGGATTGTTTTATTCGGCGGAAATATCACGGACATGAATGTTAGTGTGTCATCGGCTGGCAGCATTGGAATTAGTCAGACGATCTCAATGACGGCTTTGGGAGCGTTAGCCAGGCTTCCAAAAGCTGTATTCATTGGCAACATTCAGCAAGCGACAGACGGTGAACAAATCGCTGATGTCTTGGAAGGCATACTTTTTGCCAATTGGAATCTAGTCGCAGCTGGCGACACTTGGAACAGCTACGATGCAACAACGACATGGGCAAATGCTGAAAACAACGGTTTGGGCGAGATTGATCCAGGCGATTACACGCTCGACAGTCAAAACGCGGTCGATTCCGATGTCTATACGGTAGCCGCTCAATTAGCGCAATCAGGACTTGGATACCTTTACGAATCCGCGAATGGCTTAATCAATTACGCTGATAGCACGCATCGTGGACAGTATTTCAGCGCAAATGGATACGTCGATCTTGATGCTAGACACGCGCTGGCAGGCAATATCACGACAAAAAAGCGATCGGGCGATGTGCGCAACAGCATTACGCTGCAATATACGAGCAGCGGCAATTCAGAAGTCAGCGCGAGCGATGCCATGTCCATTGCCGAATATGGTGAGCTTGCTCAGACAATCCGAACAACACTAAAAAATCAAGGTGATGCCACAAGTCAAGCGGCCTTTTATCTTGCATTAAGAGCTTATCCGAGAGCTTTTTTTGATAGCGTAACTTTTGCTCTGGGCAATCCTGAAATCGATGAAATTGATCGCACAAGCCTTTTAGGTGTTTTTATGGGTATGCCGATCAATCTCCAAAATTTGCCAGCCAATATGAACGGCGGAGAATTTCAGGGCTTTGTTGAGGGCTGGACATTTCAAGCAACGGTCAGCGATATTAAACTCACCATGACCGTATCGCCTTTATCTTTCAGCTTGCAGGCATTTCGATGGAATTCCGTGCCTGTCACCGAGTATTGGAACACTTTATCGCCTACACTTACATGGGAACAAGCGACAATCGTGGCATAAGGAGCAGCGATGGCAAATACGACGAATTTTGGGTGGGAGACGCCCGACGACACCGATTTGGTTAAAGATGGCGCAGCTGCAATGCGCACATTGGGCAACAGTATCGACGCGAGTTTTGTCGATCTTAAAGGTGGAACGACAGGTCAAATCCTGTCAAAAAATTCAAACACAGATTTGGATTTTACTTGGATCACGGGCGACGATGCCAATGCGATACAAAATGCCATCGTTGACGCAAAAGGCGATTTGATTTCTGCCACAGCAGCAGACACTCCAGCTCGTCTTGCAGTTGGCACAAACAATCAAGTTTTGATGGCTGATTCTTCAACAGCGACAGGATTAAAATACGCGAATGAAGCTACTGCCACATTAACGACAACAGGTGACGTGATTTACGCTTCAGCAGCTAACACCTTAGCTCGTTTAGGAATTGGAACTGCTGGACAGGTTTTAACTGTAAATTCTGGCGCAACCGCCCCACAATGGACGACACCATCTAGCGGCGGAATGACTTTGATAAGCACAACAACTTTAACAGGTGCATCGATCTCGCTAACTAGTATTCCGTCAACATATCGAAATTTAAGATTAGTGGTGCGCAATTGGCGACCTGTTGACGATGCTAAAGGCTTATTTCTGCGTTTTAATGGTGATTCAGGCGCAAATCGACACACACAGCAAAAGGTTTTTGAAGCATCTGCGCAAACTTTTGCTGGAACTTCTATCGATACCGGATACGGAACGGATAACACGACCGACAGCGGTATTGTTGTAATAGATTTTCCTGATTACGCCAATACATCGACGTGGAAATACTGTCAGATTATTTCTTTTGTTTCAAACGAAACAACTGTGACAAGTTACAATTACCGAAACATTTTTGGAGCATATAATCAAACGGGTGCAATTAGCTCTTTGACTTTGTTTCCAGAAACCGGAAATTTCAATGCTGGAACAGCCCTATTGTATGGAGTTGCATAATGCCCAAAATTGTTATTCATAATGTTGAAACAAATGAAGTAATTGAGCGCGAAATGAACGAACAAGAATTGGCTGTGTGGGAAGCCGACAATGCGTCAATTGCCGCAAAAAGAAAAAACGAGGAAAATGCAGCCGCCGCAAAAGCCGATTTATTGGAAAAATTAGGCATTACCGCCGAGGAAGCAAGGTTGCTTTTATCGTGACATACCCTGAACAAACACCTGCACGCCTTATCGAGATAGCATTAGGCGAAGTCGGTTATGTTGAAGAGCCTGTCAATGTAACAAAATACGGAAAGCACACAATGGCGGACGGCTTGCCGTGGTGTGGCTCATTTGTGATGTGGTGTTGTGCAAAGGCAAATATAAAAATCCCGAATGTCATTTCTACGGCTGCGGGAGCGCAAAAATTCAAGGATCAAAATCGCTGGTCAGAAGTGCCGCAAAAGGGCTGGCTTGCGTTTATGGATTTTCCGCACGATGGCATTGATCGCATTTCTCATATTGGGATTGTGGTCGATGTCAAAGAGAATTCCATCGTGTGCGTTGAAGGTAATACATCAGGCACGGGAGATCAGCGCAACGGCGGAATGGTGATGATCAAAGAGCGTCAGACAGGCAAGGGATCACCCGTTGTCGGTTATGGCATTCCACGATTTACGCCATACAGCGGCGACTTTCCACAGGTCGCCATTCCCGATTCGGCAAAAGCTCCACAAAAGCCGAAGAAAGCGAAAAAGAAAAATGATAAAAGTCAAGGCTCTAGCGGCGAGCTGGTCGCGTAGCTTCATTGCGGGCGCACTAGCGGTTTATTTAGCAACGGGCGAAACCGATCCCAAAAAGCTGTCAATGGCTGGCATTGCGGCACTTGCACCCGTTTTGATGCGGTGGGCAAATCCGAACGATGCTGCCTTCGGGATCAGCAAATAAGCTGATCGCACGGTGTCTGGGCGTGTGCCTTTCCATCGCCCTGACATCGTGTGGGTATGACGGTTGGGTGAGATACCCGTGTCAGGAAGCGGAGAATTGGAGCAAGAGTGAATGTCAAAGACCCGAATGCAAAGTCACGGGCACTTGCACGGGAGACATTTTGGGTTCAACAATTACTCAACAAGAAATCGACGCGCGCAAAACTAAGCCCTGAGGATATTCACGCCCGTCTCATTTTCTTAATTGGCGCAACTTTAGCGCTCACATTTTTTTGCGTTACGGTCGGCACGGTTTATGCGCTGATATTTGTTACACAGCCCATCGGCGCACAAGCTCCCAATGACGCAGCTTTCATCGATCTACTAAAAACCCTTGCAATCTTCCTGACAGGATCGCTCGGTGGCGTGTTAGCAGGTAATGGGCTGAAATCTCGCAAGAAAGACGATGACACGCCGAAAAACACGCAAGGTGGTTGAAATTGTCGGCTGAGCCTGTCACCCTTTTGCAGCGCGCAGCTCGAATGCAGCTGTGGCAACGGGAGCAAAAATGGAAGCAATTGGCGTATTTCTCAACACGACTATTTCGGTCGTCTTTATGCTAGCAGGGCTATTTGTGGCGCTGCTGGTCGGTTATGCGAAAGGCTTTAACAACGGCAAGGAAGTTGGTTACACGCAAGGCTTTTACAAAGGCAGAGCTGTTTCAAGGCAGGTCAAATAATGGCTTTTGATTTGTCCAATTATGAAGATGTCAATGCCCGCATTGGGCGTTTTAGAGCGGAATTTCCGCTGGGAAGGCTAGAAGCTCACATCGATCACATTGATTTTGAGAATGGTCGGATACTTGTTCGGGCGCTTGCCTTTCGCACCGATGATCCGAATGAAATGCCCGCGGCTATCGATTACGCGTTCGAGTTTCGGGCAACGCATGGCGTCAACCGTGATTTTTGGGTCGAAAACGCGGTCACGTCTGCCTATGGTCGGGCGATTGGCGCTCTCTCACCGTCAAACGCCCGCCCTACGCGTCAAGACATGGAAAAGGCGGAGACGCTGCAAGCTGCGCCCCTGGATCATTATCAGCCACAAAATGTCAAGACAGCTGCACAAAGCATTTCAGAGCTGAAACAGGTTTTGGGTGCAAAAATTATGAGCGAGCCGCCTAAGTGTCAGCACGGTCATCGATTGAAGAAATCAGGCACGGCAAAAACGGGTCGCCCTTATCTTGGCTGGTCTTGCCCTGAGAAGCGTAAAGCTGATCAATGCGAAATGGTTTGGTGGCGTCAAACACCCGATGGCGATGATTGGTTGAGCCCTGAGGATTATCAGGATTATTTGAACGAGCGCGGCAGAAACCTTGATCCTAAATCAGAGCGCGAGCCTGTGCCTGATGCGCTGCTAAGCCCTACGGAAAGAAAGGCGCGTGACCGTGAGAATCAATCTTGATTATGCACAACAAATCAGGGCGTCGGAAGTAGCTTTGAAGCGCGTCAAAGAGCTGAAAGCAATTCCCAATCACGTCAGCCGTTATGACACGGGCTTGAATATGCCTGAATACATCGCACAGCTGACGGAAAGCATCGGAGCTGAGATCGCAGTCGCGCAATACTTTGGAATGATTGGATTTGATCCAGCGATGAGCCGTTTCAAACAAACAGCCGATGTGGGAGCTGCTATCGAAGTCAAATGGACGCATTACAATGAAGGATCGTTGATTATTTACGATTCAGACCGAAATTCAGATGTCGCCGTGTTAGTCGTAGGTCGAAGCCCGAAGTATCGAATTGCGGGCTGGATTCCTGTCAGCATTGCGAAGCGTGACAGATACAAGCATCATAAACAGCCGACGTGGTGGGTCGGACAAAATAACCTGCAACCTATCGAAAATCTATATCGGAGCAAATATGGCGAAGCTGTATCGGGTAAAGTGTCGAATCTGTAAAGCCAACAAAGTGCATTTGTCATTTAATGATTTATCGGATCGTTTGCCGCCTGACAAAGTGTTTGTTCAATGTTCAGGTTGTAGCACATTCGGAATTGAATTGATGGAAAACGTGAAAGAGTTATCCACAGATGATGCACAACCTGTGCGACACGCCGATGAATAAGCGTAACTCTTGCGCGACACTTGACAGCTCATTACGCTCTGCACGCTCGCAGCGAGCCGCGACGCGGTTTAGCTCGCAGCGGCGGGCAAAGCGTTTGGGGAAGCTCTTTGTCTTGCTGGCGATGTCTGTGGGCACTACTTATCAAAATCAAGCAACAGCAAATCAGGTTCATTGGATCAATGATTCGATGAACCTGAAGCTTTATGCACATAACAAGATTGACAATTGGAATGAATTTGTTTGCTTTGTTGAATTGATACAAAGAGAATCAAGCTGGCGATATTGGGTGCGCAATGGATCGCATACAGGACTTGGGCAAATGCGATCTGAATGGTATGGAAAGCAAAATCCACGAAAGCAAATTGATATTACGATTCGTTATATTAAGCATCGTTATGATGGCAAGATATGTGAAGGCGCATTAGCGCACAGCCTAAAGCGTGGGTGGTATTGATGAGCTACAAATCAGAGCGTGAAAGTAATTCGACGCAATGGAAGAAGATCAGACAACGCATACTCAATCGCGATGGACGTGTGTGCTATTGGTGCGGGCTGGAAGCCGACACAATTGATCACGTTGTGCCCGTAGCCCGTGGCGGCACAGACCACGATGAGAATCTTGTAAGTTGTTGTCGTCGATGCAATTACAGCAAGAAAGATAAAATGCCCGTCGATTTTTTGGCAAGCCGTTCCACCGCCATGTCCCTCCGAGGTTTGCTTTCACCACAAAACGAATCGCGCAGTCATGAC